TTGTATATCCTGATTGACTTCATTGATTATAGCAATATTTGCTTTAGTCGCATTCAATTCATCTTTAAGGTCATTCATTCCTTTAGACAACTTATCGGCTTCAGTTTTCTTTTTATCAACTATATCAAACTTGAAAATCTCATCAATATGTTGTTGACAAGTAGGGCAATCCTCATTAGATTCAAAGAATCCAACAAGTCTACTGTGTGCCCTATGTTTTTCTTTCAGTTGGGATTGAATGTCCTTTAACTTAGTGAACTTCTCTTCAACCTTTGAGGAATCAGATATCTTCTCATGCATAACCGCAATATCATCTTGAAGGTCAGCAATCCTTCTTTTCTTTTTAAAAACTTCTTCTTCATTACCAGAAATTAAAGTTGTTTTTTCAACCAAAAGTTTTCTTTTGTTTTCCTGTAAGTCCTCAATATATTTTTCTTTCAGAGAAATCTTTTCTGAAGTTAGTTCAGCCTTGTAACGAATGTCCTTCATACTATCATCAATTGTTTTTAGTTTCTGCTTGAGTATCATATTCATCAAAGAAAAGATTTGAATATCCAAAATCTCTTCAACAACATCTCTACGATGCCGTGCCTTCAACTGCATGAAAGGCACGAACGTAGATGAACCAAGAATAACAACCTGTGTAAAACTACGATAGTTCAACTTTAGAATCTGTTGTTCCAAATACTTCTGGTAATCTCTGGAATTTGCATCCTGATTATACATCTTACCATTGATATAAATCTCAAACACATTTGGTTTGATGCCACGAATAACTTTTACTTTCTTACCACCAACCTTAAACTCTATCTCAACAATACATGCACTAGCATTTACAGTATTGAGAAGTTGTGGTTTATTGATGTTACGAAAAGGTTTACCGAACAACCCAAAGCATAGTGCATCAAGCACAGTAGATTTCCCTGCGCCGTTCTCACCAATAATCAGTGTAGTTGATTGTTTGTTTAGTTGTATTTCGGTAAAATTATTTCCAGTTGATAAAAAGTTCTTCCACCTAACGCATTCAAAAGTTATCAAAGAAAAGCCTCCAAAGTACCCTTAATTTCAGTCTTGTGTGCATTTACATTCTTACTATTATATTCTGTCATATTACCATCAATATATGGCATACCGTCCAACCTTTGTCTTCCACTCATAGATGATTTATCCCACACCAAATCTTTATCTTTTGGATATTCAAGAGTCCATTCAACCTTAGACTTCTTCAAAAGTTTTTTTGCTTTCTTATTCAAAGGAAGAATATATCTAAATTGTTTACCAAATATTTTACTTATATCTTTATGATCAAGGAAGTCTTGGGTTAACCAATATATCCTCTCTCCTTTTTTACCATAAAAAAATTGAGACTTTCTAAGTTCTTCAGCGTATTCTTCATCAATCACTGTTTCTGTTATTTTAGCAACCCAGCCTGCTTCTTTAATTTTTTCCTTCAATTTCAATTTTTCTTCTGTCTCTTTTTTAAATATTACATTTTCATCACACAATCTTCTACTGGACCTTGGATGAATTTTCTCTCCTTTATCACTAATATATATCTGCGTCCAAATAAATCCACCATACAGAAAGTTTGCAGCTTGATACACATATCCCGGTTTCCCCATTATACCATCTGCCCAAGTATAAAGAAACTGTTTCTCTGCACAATTTTCTTTCATCCATTTAACTACGGCAGAAATCATTTGCGATTCAGAGTTTCTTGGCATTTCTTCTTTCATACACATCTTGCCAATTTCATAATAATCTTTAGTATCCATCCCATCAAACAATTTTGCGATTGTTGCTTTTGGTTGTGTTCCCCACCCTAAAGTTAAAACACCAACAAGTTCATTCTCTAGATAACATCCTAGAAAATGTTTCGTGAGTTTGGGCATGATTTTTGAATAGTGCAGTGATTGAACAAAGTCCGTTGCACATTCTCTAGAAATTTCTTTGATTTGAAAGTTGTATTTCATTTAAAAAATTGCTCTAGTGGAGAATATTGTGTTTGTTTATTCATGAAGTTTTTAAATTCTTCAAAGGTTATTATATGTGTTTTAAACCCAAGAGCCTGTTCAAGTTCTTTAAGAGAAATTAATACTTCCTCACCTAAAAGTGCTTCACCCCTAACAATATAAACTTCTTTATAAGTGTACCAACGGCGGTATTGCATAACAGTTTGCACTATACCTTTCTCAACGGAACCCTCAGCATTTTGATTTTTAGAATCAACATAAAGCATTCCATCTTTAGTGGTAATTTGAAAATCTATTCCCTTACTACCACCCTCTTTAAAAGCAAAATTATTCTCTTTTAGAAACTCCCTTATCCTTTTTTCACCAAACTTGCCAGATTTATTTTTATCACTCGCATCCGTTAATGCCATTATATTTCTAAATCCTGTGCTTCAGTATATAAAGTTCTCATTGTATTCTTCAGTCTATCTTTACTTAGGTCTACGGGCAACTCGTCAATATATTTTTCCAGCAATGTCATCGTATCTTCTGAGTTCTCAACAATATCATCAGATACATTACTTGCATCCATCTCTGAAAAATCTTCAACGATCTTAACATCATGGCAGTCTGCTGTCAAGAGCTTATCTACAAATCTATCGAATTGGAACAAATCTTTCTTATTGACCACCACCAATTTCACATACTTATTCTTGTAGGCCGACATATCATGATTGTCATCGAATGCTGACACTGTATCATCATAGTAAATCTTGGAAAATATATTGTATGGATTTACAATGCGTTCAAGCTCTCTTGTCTCTGTATCGAATACATGAAATCCTTTCGGGTCTTCCCAATCATTCCAGTAGATTTCATATGGTGTGCCGAGATAATACACCTGACCATCATCTGACTTGTGATGATAATGACCGCTCATAACTGTATCAAACTTTCTAAACTCTTGTCTGTCCCAACCATGATCCATGAACATGCCCTTCTGCATTTCAAATCCATTCAACTCTAAATGGCCCATACAGATTTGAGCAGAGGTTTCATCAATCATACCCATAGAATGAATATAGTTTTGACTGTTTATCCAAGGCATGAAAAGAATTTTACACCCATCGAACTCTACCTCTTGTGCTTCTGGATATACCTTAATGTTACGAAATTTACCGTCTACAAGCTCCTGTAGTGAGTTCACATCGTTGGTGTTCTTATAAAAGGTGTCATGGTTCCCAACTAACATGTGTAAATTAACCTTCAGCTGACTGAATGGTAATATGAATCTTTCACGAAAATCTTTCGCAGTCTTATACGAAACAAATTTCCTACGGTCCATAACATCGCCTAAATGAATACAAGTTTTTATATTGTGCTGGTGTAAATATGGAAAGAACACACCCTCATAGAATTTATAAAAATATTCATTAAAATTTGCGTTGTCATTTCTTGCCCCAAAATGGGTATCAGTAATTAGTGCAATTTTCAAGAATCTTTCTCCCATATCTTTATTTGTTCTGGATCGAAATACTTACTTGTCTTTTTTCCAAAGAATAAAGAGGTCACCGTTGTCCCTTTACCTTTGTTTTTGCCGGGGAAATCCATACAGAAATATTTACCCAACATAAAATTATACGCATCTAAGTTCCATGTGCCATTATCGAGAATGACTTGGCTGTTACTTTTTTGATGTTTCTCCACAAACTTACAAAATAATTCTCTTGACAAAACCTTTGGATTATTATCTACAATAATAAAATCACTAGTGCTGACTCTATGTTTAAATAAATCATCATCAAATATAGTTGTGGGATTATATAAAACCAAATCTACATTTTCAGCTACATCCATGGATGCCCATTGTGGATCATTCTCGTAACTATACACTGATTTAAAATGACTTGACCAAAAAGCAGTTGATTCTCCAGAACCAATTTCAAGAAGTGTTTTTTCTTTTAGGTCTTTAAAGTTGAGTAGAAAGAAGTTCATAAAAGTAAAAGTTAAATTAGGATACGGACTTTCCATCACTATCCTCCATAAAAATTTCTAACCCTTTTTTCTTTGCTGGTTCTTTTTTCTTTGGTTTATAAACATCTTCTTCCGGTAAAAACAATTTTGTATCAATCCCTTCAACATAATAAGAAGAATCATCTCCTTCCATTGTAGTAAATGAATCGTATGCATCTCGCTCAATCATTTTGTTTCTTACATGACTTTGCTTTTTCTCTTTCGCAATTCGTCTAAGAAAAGCATAATAGATTATTTGTGTAAAATACGCAAAAGGATTATTAGATTTTTCTGGATTAAAGTTTTTAACATATTGCAGACAGTTTTCAATGCCATCAGAAATCATATCTTCTCTGTATGTGTAATTTATAAAGTTTGGTTTGTAAGATAGGTGAGTAGCAATTTTTAGAAAACACTCACCAATATAATTTGTAACAGGTGGCGTTTGGATTTCATTCTTTTCAGCAAGGTCATATCCTTCACGCCATTCAATCATTGCTCGTAGAAATTCTTTATTATCGACATAATGAATACTTTTTTTCTTTGCCATTTAAACTCCTTCCAATTATCATTATACTAATAATACACTAATAAAATATAATTGTCAAGACCCATAGGGGACTTGACAAAGGGTCAAAATTTGTCTATTATTACTATGTGGAGTCTTCAATGAATGAGTTTAGAATCTACTTTAGCTTCTCTTAGAAGGTCATCATATACCTCTTCATCCATATCTTCTTCTGGAATCAGGTTAACACTGTTATCCCAATCAGCATCAATTCTAAGCATCACGTATTCATAATACTTTGATAATCCTACGGAGGCATCAGCTATCAAGATACACTGACTCTTATCTATATTGAAATACTTTTGGTCTGTAAAATGATGCATCCAAGGCGTCAAGTTCAAAGTTTCCCCCACTTCACCTATTCGGTTCTGTATTGGAACAACATCCATTTTTAATGGATTCATAATGTCGTACATCATATCATCGTGAGCGTTTAGTTCACACACAATCATTTCGCCGTTAGACAATTTCAAAACTTTATAAGAATCTAAATTCATTTTAAGTTTATCCTTTTAATTTCATAATCAAATTGTTGGTCATCATATATATTTATACGTTCTTTAAAATGTCTCAAAGTGAAATTGAGTTTAGAATCGAGGGAGAGATCGTCGGCGATATCGTATAGCCGTAACGTCTTGTCACCCCCTTGTTGCCGCAAACCCCGCCCCAGTGACTGAAGCACCCTGATTTTGCTTTTTGAGGGGCTTGAGAACACGATGTTGTGAATGTTACGAATGTTAATACCAGTGCTAAAAGTCCCATAGCTCGCAACAATGATGGCATCTTTTTCATTTTCTACAATCTCCCGTATTTCTTCTCTGGTGTCTGTATTGACACCACCGTATACAAAGAAAACCTTTCTGTCTTTATATTTATCTTTAATTAAATTATAAAGAGGTTCACCATGCTTCTCTACGAATTGGAAAAGGCAGAGAGTGTTACCATTGCAATAACCCACAAGGTTGCATAGAAAAATATTCCTTTCAACCTTAGTGACGATGTATTCCAATTCTGCCGCATACTCAAAGTCCTTTACTATTTGTCTATCCTCATCAGGATATTTTAAAATTATACATTTAATTTTTAAGTCTGCTAAAGTTTTATTGTCAATTAATTCTTTAGTGGTTATTACATATCTTACTTTACCAAATAACCCTTCCAATACTAATCTGTGTGTCTGTGTATCATCAAGAGTCCCTGTTAATCCAAAACGATATTTGCAAGTGTCGAGTTTTGTCATAATACCTGTAAGTGACTTTGCTTTAAACAAGTGTGCTTCATCACCAAACACTGCACCAAACTGTCTAAAATATTGTCTAGGCATTCTGTGAATAGATTGCCAAGTGGATATTACAACATCCTTTGTTACTTTTTTATCATGACCTTGATATATTTTTTGACAGTATGTTTCAGAACTCCACCCATAATCTTCAAAGTCTTTATACATCTGTTCGACAAGCGAAGTTGTTGGAACCAAAATTAAAGTTTTTAGTTCCATCATCTGGTAGTAACGAATGAGACAGTATATTATTAGTGACTTGCCGGAAGCAGTAGGAGAAATAAGCAAAGAACGATTTGTGGCAATAGCATGGGCAATGGCATCAATTTGATAATCTCGTACTTCAATCCGTTTTCCATCAAGGGTTGGTCTAAGCCCTCGTATAAATC